TGTAAATGTTGAGGGAAAATCTGTCGCCAAATTTGGCGAATTACGCGAGCCGACATTTACCTATGAAGATGCGTCAATTCGTACAAAGGCGGAAGCAGAAAATCTTGCACAAAGTATCCTCTCTGACTTGCAGAATCAAGCCGCTGAGGGTACCATTGTGATTCCGGGTAGGCCAATGATTGACTTGTTTGACGTGGTGGAAATGCCAGATTCATTCGGCGTTACAAGTAGCGGAGAGGAACTTGAACCAGCACAGTATCTCGTGGAAACAGTCACGCATCGAATAAATGCAAGCGACGGGTTTGTCACAGAAATAACCGTCGATGGATTGATGAACAGGTACAATGGAGATAAGTATTACAAGTATGTGGGTAGCGGTCCACGAGGGCTTCCGCAAGTAGAACTTGTTCAAAGAGAAGATAGTCTCGAAGAAGGAGCAGAACTTGGCGAATCGGTGGTTACACGAACAACGAGCACAGGTATTCAATAATGTTCGAAAATACACAAGATTCTTACGTTGATGAAAAAATTAGCAAGAAGATGTCGCAACCCAAGGTGGCTATTGTTAAAAAGGTTGTCGAACACGCCGCAGAAGACGATTTCTCTAATTTCGAGTGTGACGTAATTACTGCTGGCGACAGACAACAATTGCGAGATGTCGCAGTGATGACACCTGGAACTGGACTTGTTGAAGTGCCACGAGTTGACGACACCGTGCTCGTGTCAAAAATTGATGGTCGTGGGGAGCGATATGTGATTATTGGAACACTCCATACTCGCAATAGTCGAGCGCCACTCGCAAAAGAAGGAATGCTTCGATACAAAAAAGGCAACTTGTATCTGGAGATGGACGGTGAGGGTGAATTTATTCGTCTCTCACACAAAAATACGGACGACGATTCAACGAGTGATGCCAACGTCTCGATTGAAATTGACGATAGTGGAAGTGAGCCTATAGTCAATGTTAAAGGTGCTACAATCAATCTCGGTGACCCATCAGGCGACCTCAAAGAAGTTGCGCGAAAGGGAGATAGTGTTGAAGTAGAAGACCCAGATTCAGGAACAATTGAAGGAACGATTACGAGCGGTAGTTCAAACGTGAAATCCACATAACCGAAAGATTTATAAGTATGGACGACTATAATATAATAAGGAGAGCAGGAGAAGGAGTGAGAGCGGTTTTCAGGGAGGATTGTAATATATATGGTAGAGTATAGTAGTCCATCGTTGGATGAGGACTTTGACTTAGTAGTTACACGGGATGGGGACATCCAGACAACACTTGAAGAACCGTCACCCTCTGCTGAATTAGAGAAAGACTTGGCATACGTTACTGCTAATGCGTTAGACACACAAGTTGGAAGACCGATTGATGATGTGACCCGTGCAGCGTTTGAACAAGTTGTAAGAGATGTTGTGACTGAAGACCCACGTGTTCGAAGCATCGTCTCATTTGACATAGAACAACTCACTGACGGAGATGGATATGAAATTGATTTATCCGTTAGGCAGTCATCTGAGTTGGTAGAAAACCTTATATTCACAATATGACAGCATTTGACCCACGAACATCGAGTGAAATATATGAATCACTCAAAACACGGTTGCAGAACCGTATTCCAGAATTAACGAATTTTATTGAGACATCATTTAACTATGTGTTCACGAGTTCGTTCTCTGAGCAACAACACGAGGTTGAAACAGCAGCCCTTGCGACACAATTATCGGGATGGGTTGAGTATACCGGAAAGACACTTACCGAAGATGACTTGCGTGAACTCGGCATCGATGGCGCAAGTGCGCTTGAGATTAACGAATACATGGATTCTACACACCTCGACGAGTTTGCGAAAGGCTTTGGGGTGACGCGAGACGAAGGTATTCAAGCAACCGGAACACTAAACGTAACCACACTACAGACAGTTACCATTCCTGAAGGAACTGAGTTTGGCACACAGCCTGACGAGAATGGTGACTTCATTTCATTTGAGACGACGCAAACTGAAACAATTACTGGCGCACAACAGGATTACCCTGTAGAAATCCAAGCCGTGGAGGTTGGTGAATCTGGCAACGTTCCGTCAAATACTGTCACGTATATGCCAAACCCACCTGTTGGTGTCGATTCAGTGGTAAATCTTACTCCAACTGGTGGCGGAATCGACGAGCAATCCGACGAGTCACTTCGAGAAGATGTGAAGGGTGCTGTCGCTGAATCGTCGCAAGGTGGAACTGTTGATGGAGTCGAAGGGTACATTGAGACAACAACTGACGCGATTTCTGCGCTCGTACAAGAGAAGTATGAAGGTGATGAAGCACACGGCGATTATCCACATGCTGATGTGATTGTATACGGTGGTGAAGAGCAGAATATACTTGACGCGATAGATTTTGCTCACCCGAGTGGAAGTGAACACATCCTTGTTCGACCAGAAGTAATTACATATAATGTAGAAATTGAGGCAGTAGAAAGTGGATTTGACACATCAGTTATTGAGCAAGCGGTCGAGGAATATTTAGATGGGTTGGGATTAGGAGACAAAGTATATAAAAATAAAATCATTCAAGAAGCGTTGAATGCTGATGCAGATATTGAAAACTTGTCGCGAGTAGATGTTGAAATAATTGATGAGCAGAAGGTTGCTGACGGTGAGGTAATTGACAACTTCGACGATGGTGATTTTGTTCCCCAAGACGACGATTGGAGCGATTGGACTGGTGATACAGGAAGTGTTTCTGTGCAAACCTCGACAGTGATTAACGGAACACATTCTCTCGATATGTCTGCAACTGGCGCGACTGTAGCACTTTCTTCACAGCGTAGTGCTTCTGTAAGTCCGACGACATTTGAAACATCAGTCCAAGTACCATCACTTACTGGAGATTCAAACGATGAATTTACTATACAGTTACTTGATGGAACAACGTCGCTTGGGTCAATTGAAATTACTGGCGATGGTGAAATAAATTGGGTCGGTGTTTCCACTAGCCCCGTTGCTACATATACCGGAGGAGAAACACTTCGACCAACGCTCGAATTTGATTTTGCAAACGATGTTGTTACAGTATACGCCGCCGGTTCTTCGACGGAATTTGCGCTCGAAAATTCGGCGAGTGGATTCGATACTGTAAAATTGCAAAACTCGGCGTCAGGTTCATACGATGTATACGTAGACAGTATCCATTCACACAATACACTAACATATACACTTAACAAAGATGAAGAGGATGATGACCTATCAGGTGAGTCAATCACTTCGGTAACTGGTACGTTATACACATTTGATTCACATTCATTCATCGAAGATACTGACTTCGAAGAGTATAATACTGTTGCGGGAGATACAAGCCTCCCACACGATTCAATCAATTGGATTACGGGTGGCGACATCCCAGACCCTGAATCGATATTCTTTGTCGATTACTACGTCGAAGACGACATTGATGTAGATGAAACAGAAGTTGCACAACTAAATACCGTAACCGTCACTACTCCGTAAATGTCAAAATTTCGTAAACTAATCGAGTATTTCCCGTCGCTTACACCTCGCGAGAGTGACAGCACTATTGTCAAGTTTCTCGACGCCTTTTCTTCAGAAGCCGACGACTTTGGCGACGACCTCGACACAATTCGTGAAAGCCACTACGTCGATTTAGCAAGTGGTGACGCGCTCGACGAAATTGGAAAACAGTACGGCCCTCTTGGAAGGCGTGATGAGCGCGACGATAGTTCATATCGCACCTACCTCAAATCACTCGTGCAGGTGTTCCAATATCGCGGAACGGTGCCGGGAATCATTGCTGCGACAAGTGCAGGACTTGGAATACGCGAACGATATGTTGACGTATATGAGCACTTCAATGACCCTGAGTCTGAAATCTTAACAGAAAAGGAGCGTCGAGAATACACGATTACGCTCAATGAGTGGACTCCGCACAATGTTTCAACAATTGAACAACTCGCGAATCTTTCTGATGCGTCCACATCCGACCTTCGAAAAATTCGGTATGCCGTTGACGAAGAAGAGACAGGTGTCGCTGATGTAGTGTCGGTTGTCACATCCGAAATTATCCAAGAATTTGTTTCAGCAAACGACATAACTGAAATTGACGCAAACAAGATACAACTTATTGAAGTGCTCGGCTCTTCTGAAAGTATTGTTACGACAGAAGGTGACCCAAACGAATCCGTATGGGGACAAGATGATTGGAGTTTTGCACAATGGTCACAGTTCGCGGAACTCGCGGAGGCAGTTACTGAAACGATTGCGTCTACTGACACAACGGCGCTGAATACGAATAAGCCAGCAGTTACTGAAACAAATGGAGTCGCTGAAACAATCGTTGCAGATGTTTCAGTAAACGACATCACGTGGGAAGAAGACTCGTGGGGTTCGATGCAGTGGACTTCACAGAATATTTAATCGAAAGATTTAAATACTATAACAACTAACATACACACAAATTACGTACTTACGATGAATACATTTAATACAGACGGCGGCCTCGGAATTGAAGGAGTAGTTAAAACAAAGATTCACGACGTTGCTGAATTGAAGCAATCATATCCAGATTGGGATACACTAACAAGAGAAGAGAAGATTGAAGCGACTCGGCGAGTTGAGCCAACCGACGATGATTTGTCGTATAACATTACGACTGACGGGATGCATGAGTATTTTGTCGATAATCTAAATCCGGCTAACACCAATCCTGAAGCGAATATTTCTGCATCTCACCTCGCGCTTGGCACAGATGGAGCGAGCGGTACTGCTGAAACCGACACCGACTTGAACAATCGAGTATTTTCACTTGAAGTAACGTCTCATGGAGATACCGGCGACGAACTACTTTGTTCGACATTCCTCGGTTCGAGTGAGGCGAATGGAGAGACACTTGATGAACTTGGACTCTTTACTGGCGACCCGGCTAATCTGGCAAATGCTGACGTATTTATGCTTAATCACGCCGACTTTGCCGGAGTGACGAAGGATAATTCGAAGACCATCACATTTGACGTTACGCTACAATTCTCTGACGTATAAACAA